AGCGTGCCTCGCATCACGAGCGCCGTGACCGAGCGTTTGCAGGAGGCGCGTGCTGCCGCACGTGTCCGTGTCTCTCGCCTCATGAACCTACAGGGCGTGCGTTAAACGCAACCTATCTGATTGGGGATAAACAATGCCTGCTATTGCACGGCTCACCACGTACGGACGTAACTGGCATCGGGACCGGGAGCGGCTGATTGATTGCCTCCGCCACGCGATGCCCTTCTACATGGCATCGACAACGGGCGGCCCGGTTGATTCATCCATGAATCCTTCGACCGGGCAGATGCCCACGGTGGAGGCGTTTAACTTTCAGCATCACGTGGAGTTTGGCTGCTGCGATTACGTCGTCTGGTCGTACCAAACACCTATTGCCTACCGGTGCACGGTCGCCGGATGGATTGTCCCGAACGTGCGCTACTCGCGCACCACCACTCAGCACCAGTCAATCATTCGTTCCGCACTTCACACCTTGGAGGGTTAAACAATCATGTGTGGCATCGCCGGTTTCTGCATTAACAGGCGTGAGCATCTGCCGAATCTGTCCGACGTTGTGGACGAGATGCTTCTACAGATTGAGTCACGGGGTAAGGACAGCACGGGCATGGCGTACGTCAGGGGAGGCAAAGCGTTTGCACGCAAGACTGCCGTGCCTGCTCGCAAGTTTGTGCAGTCACGGGTTACTCGTAGTGTAAACGGTTCGAGCCTTGGCATCCTGCACACTCGCTACGCCACGCAGGGTTCGCCTGAGAATAATGCGAACAATCACCCGATCATGCACGGGTCCATCGTTGGCGTGCATAACGGTCATATCAGCAATGACAACGCAATCTTCGATGAACTTGGCGTGCCCCGTGTCGGGCAGGTTGACAGCGAGGCGGCGTTTGCACTTATCGACAATGAGCGTGACCCGCTGGATGCGCTGCCCCGGCTGCGTGGTGGTGCGGCGCTGGCGTGGTTTAACCGTGACGAGGGTGGCTCCACGCTGCACCTTGCCCGTGTCTCATCCTCACCGTTGGCGATTGGCATGACCAAGGGCGGCTCATTTTTCTTCGCCTCCACTATGCCGCTGCTTGAGGCTGCGCTGTTTACGGTCGGGCTGGAACTTGACTGGAAGCAGAACGTTGCCGAGGGGACGTACATGAAGGTGCGCAACGGGCGCATCGAATCGTTTAACTCCTTCACTCCCGCTCGTCCTGTTGTGTCTAGCGGTTGGACGGTTAAGCGTGGTGGGCGTATTGAGATTGACATGACTGATGAGCGACCGTCCCGCTGGTATGGGTGGGACGGCGAGTGGATTGACGACGACACGTTCGTGCCGTACGTGAACGACTAGGAGGATTAAACATGACATACCGAATGACGGTTTCATACGAGCGTTCGTACACCGCTCAGGAAGTTGACGACATTGTGTTGGGTAGCGGTGCCGATTGCTATGACTGGTGGCGCACGTTTCGCTACGCCCTAGATGACGAGCCGTGCGATTACGTGTTCGCTATCGACAGCCCCGATGACGAGGATGCCGTTGAGACTGGACACGTGACACGTGGTGCGTTCCTCGGTGCGATGCAAACGGTATGCACCGGGGGGTACGACAAGGAACTGGACGGGGGAGCGGCTGGTTTAAAGCACGCTATCGCTCAGAATGATCTGGATGCCGACGACGTAGACACGCTGCTGCAACTAATTGTGTTCGGTGAAGTTGTCTACGGGTAGGTGTGATATGCTTGCATACGGCACGGAAGGGAGGGGACATGGAACGATGGACCCTAACGTTTCCACGGGAGACATTCACCGGGGAGACAGCGACCGAGGTACTGCGCCGACTATCCAAGACGCAGTTTAACCCCGACGACAGGCGACGCATCAAGCGTGCCCTGTCATGGCGAACGTGGGTACTGACACGTGAGCCACTAGATGAGGGACTGGACGACGCAACGTTCCTCATGCGTTTCTGCGAACTAGGCATGGCTACGTTGGAGGTTGAGACAAGTGAAGGCACCCTCACTTTCGGACAATCGAACGCCTGACATTGTGCCGCTGTTTGTTTACGGCACCCTCCGACCGGGAGGCAGGCTTCACAACTGGATCGAATCCGCCGTGATAGACAGCGAACCCGCAACAGTCACCGGGTACACGCTGTTCAATCTCGGCGGTCACTTCCCGCTGATGGTTCCCGAGCGGGGGAGAGTGGTACACGGGGACATTCTGTGGGTAGATCGCAGCAACCCGATGCTGCACGAAACGGTGGCGATGGAGTTGGCTACCGGCTACAGCATGGACATGGTGGAGGCCGAGGCTATGGTCCCCATCCCCGTGCTTGCTTTCATCTGGCAGGGCGGGGTGAATGGCCTCGCCCCAGTCCCCTCAAACGATTGGAACGCAACGTGACAAAGCATGACTTCTGGTACGCTGACAACATGTCTGATGAGGGAGTGACACCGCCCCGTCCCACCCGGGACGGGGGGTGGGCACACCCAAAGGGCTTCCCCTCCTGCGACCGACCGTTTACGTGGAGCGTGACCTAATGGCAGGGCATTACGGATTGGCATGGACCGATTGGCACGGCAGGAGTCACCGAGTCGGTGGCCTGCGCACCCGTGCCGCCGCCGAGAATCTGGCAGCACGTTTACTCACGGCACTAGATGTAGTGTCTTGGCAGATTGTCGGGGACGACAATGAGTGATTACGTTGACCCCACTACGTACGACGTTATCCCTCGCCAATGGAAGGTGATTGACCTTCCGAAGGTGGGGGAGGTTGTCGCAGCGATGATGCCGTATCCGGGTCGGATGCTTGAGGATCGGGCCTGCACCGGAGATGACAGGTTTACAGACGATAATGCGTTTAACTCGTCGGTGCAGCGGCAACAAATGTCCGAGGTCTGCTACTCGTGCAAGGTGCAAACGGCGTGCAGGGAGTACGCCATAGCGCACGAGGACTATGGGCTGTGGGCGGCAACCACGCCGTCCGATCGCAGGTACGTGCGTCGTCGTCGTCGGCAGGTTCTCGTTGAGCCACACATGGCGCACGTTTACGGACTCAACGACGACATGCTCTCGTTCCTGTTTGGCAACATGCCAGAACCGGAGGGTGAGTGGGGTGCCGAGGATTAGGCCGACCGAACACAAGGCAGTAGTGAAGTTGCTTGACTCGCCAGCGGAGTCGGTTGAGGAACTAGCGACCGACGTAATCATGGCGATAGATGAGTTGCGTGCTAAACGACAGGACTACGTGGTCGTTGCCGAGTTGGGTCCGAGTTTCGTGATGGTGTTCGGCCCGTACACGACACGCAACGCAGCAGAGAAGGACGTGGGCAAGAACATCATCGCGTCTAAACCGGGGTGCAGGTACATGGTTCTGCCCCTGTCTACCGAGATCGACGAAGGGATTGCTCCGTGAGTAAACGTCTGAAAAACGTTGCGATTGCTGGGTTTTTGCTGGGTGCCATGTCGTTTAACCCGTGGCCTGCGGAGGCAACGCAACATGCAACTGACGATAGTGACAGGGTAGTGGCGACCAGCCGTGGCTCCCTGTATCAGCGATGCATCCTGCACCGTGAGTCACGCAACACAAACGCACGACCGAACAGTTCCGGTGCGTCGGGCTACTACCAGTTCACGCACGTTGCGTGGGATGCCACGGTCAAGCGAATGGGCAAGGCGCGGTGGGCGGGACGTGACCCGTACACGTTTACGCGCAAGCAGCAGACGATGGTGTACCACGCAGCATGGCAACAAGGGAGCGGAAAGTTCTACTGGTCGGCCCGGTGGGGCGCACCGTACGCCTGCTTCCCCGGCGACGTTAAGGGGATGAAGTCATGATCGTCATTGTTCTGTTCATCCTGTGGGTGGCCCTGCTGTTCTTTCTCGGGGCGGGGTCGTAGCCATGACCAACTACTACGGATGCGAGTCAACGAGGCACAGCGAGTTCACGTGCCTGTCGCACTACTACCACAATCGCAAGTTCACACGAGACAAGTGGTGCAACGTTTGCACTGCCAAGTACCCGGAGAGGATGGGACATGGGGATGGTTAAGCGTCTGCTCACCCGCTGGCGTGAACGTGGTACTCCGGTTAATCACCCGTTCCACGGGGTTGTACCGACCGGGATGGATTGGCGTGGCCTGCCCACCCCGGAGTGCATGTGCGGTAGCCGCACGTTCTATGCGGTGATGTGGTTTGACGATGACCGTGAGGTCGGCGGCTACGTGCTGGATGGTTTGTGTACCGAGTGCAAGGCGCTTGTCACGCTGCCTACGCCGATCGACTTTGACATGTTGGAGATTTGGGGTGACTAGGCGCAGGTATGTAAACGAGTTCGGTCCCGGGTTCTGCCGTAATGGGCATAGCCGGGGCAGGTACGGGGTGTATGCGAACGGTGGGTGCCGTGAGTGTATGCGTCTACAGAACGCACGTAAGCGGCTGCGCCGTAAGAATCGTGCGCGGTTGGAGGGGAACCTTGTCGATGTTCCGATTGGGTGGTGAGCATGGAGCAGAGATTGTGTAGGAATCGTCATGTCTTGCCGTCGCTTGACTGGCGGGGGAAGTGCCCGGAGTGTTTGCGCCTGTCCAATAAGCGCCGTACTGCACGCTACTACCATGCACACAAGCAGGCGATCCTCGCCCGTCAGAAGGTGCAGAAGCGTGAGAAGCGTGACCGCGATAGACAGACTGCGATCGGATGGTAAGGCGAAGGCCCACCCCTCTCATACAGGGGTGGGCCTTTTCTTTTGCCCATTTCGAGTGTTTAAACTGGATGATGTTTAGGGAGTGGGTGCTGCGCTGCTATGCGGCTCGCAAGTTGATCTGGTCCGGGCCGGTCCCCGGGGTCCAACCGGCCCTCGCCCCTGCTCTTACCGACGCGCATCGGTTACCGCGCCTATCCGCTGGCACCCACTCGCTCACGTTTAATACTGACCCTTCGCTGTCTCACCAGCAGCAACACCTAAGCGAGCAGCCTTTAAGCACTCGCCGTAGGTGGCGTGGTCCTGCGTTTCGCAACCTTGGCGGCAGCGCGAACCTCCGCCGTCTGATCCATGTATTTCGTCAGGCTCTCCACGTACTTCGCTTCCCATTGTTTACACTCCAAGCAATCCGGGTCGTGATGGAAGGGCCAGTCACACTTCACGCCGTCACCACCAAGTAGTGGCGGTTCTCGTACATATGGTCGATCAGTTCATCGGACCAGCCGACCATGCCCTCCTTCTTCACCTTGAAGGTGTGGGCAAACTGGCAGTCGGCGTAATCACACCTTTGGACCACTCGGTCCCCCTTGTAGACGCACTGGGGGAATGCCCTGTTCTGCGCTCGCACGGCGAATGCAACCTGCTCGCGGGTGAGTATCAGTCCCGGTATCTCGTATCTCATGGGTTCTCTCCCTGTCCGTGCTGGACGTACGGGCCGTAAACAGCCTCGGCATAGGCGCGAGACTTGGCATGATCGTTGTAGCCATCCCGATAGCCCTTGTTGTATGACTCACGAACAAAGTCATTCAATATTGACAAGGGAAAAGTTGGCTCCCGTGACTTCCGAATCATGTGGCGGAAGCAGTAGTCAACCGGAGGCTGGTACGGGCACTCGGGTTCGTGACTCACTCTGGCCTGCCCTCAACGTCAATGTGGTAGCCCTCACGCTGCATCACATCAAGGATCATGCGCTCACGAGAGCGTGCCTCTAGGAACTCGTCCTTCACCTTGTCCCACTTGTCGAACAGGTGTGCCAGTTTCTCAATCGCACTCACTTGTTTAACCCCGTCCAATATCCAATGACATAGCCAGCGATACAGATTCCTGCACCAATCAGGAACTCAGCCCAATTCATTCCTGCTCCCTCGTGATGTGCTGCGCCTGCGCGTTAGACATGGCACGCCTACGAGTGACCGGCTCCGAGCCGAGCCGACGCGCCATTTTCCGCAGAGCCGCACGAACATGCTTGTTTATCGTCGGCTCAGGTTTCTCAAACCACTGAGCCAACTCGTTATCCGTGGCACCGCCACCATAAAACTTACGGAAGATCAACTCCCGCTCGTAATCGTTTAACACCAGCAGTGCTGCCTTCACGTCAGCGATCATCGCCATGCGATCACCCGACTCGGCAAGGGACTTACCCGACTTAACCTGCGTGTTTAGATCAGACGCACTAGACCCATAGTTGGGGGAGTCGTTCATCGCATCGGGCAGCAGTTCCTCAAGCACCGCAAACTGGTAAACGTAATAGTCCTCGGCCTTGGTGCCGTCCTTGAGATACCGCTGCCGCATCGTGTAACGGTGCATCGCCTTGTAAAGAACGTCCTTGACCAGCAGCACGTCACCGCTGTCAATCCATCCGTTTACCTTCTCCTGATTCTCAAGGACATACAGGTATCCCTCTTGGATCAGGTCGTCCAAGTCAACGAACCCACGCTGCACGGTGTGGCTGCGCTTCGCAGCCTGCCGCACAGCACGCAGCACGACAGTCTCAACGTCTGATACGTTGCGATCTACCACTTGTATTCCACCCCGAGAAAGTTAAAGGAACGGTTGACGATGGGGATGGGGACAGGGATCACGGTCTTGCCGTCCACCAGTAGGGCACCCCAGCCCGGGGTCCAGTTCGCTACGCCCTTGGTATACTTTGCGGTTGAGAAGTCCATCAGATTGCCGACCTCAAAACCCCAACGGGTCTTAGCGATCTTGCCGTTAAACGACTCGGACACCGGGATTAAACCCATGCGGTGTGTGTGTCCACATACGACCGACATACCCGTCTTGGCACTCAGCCCTGCCGCCGTGGCCCCCGCCCCGGCACGCAGCCCCGACTCATCACCGTGCATCGCAAGCCAACCGGGAGCAAAGTTAAACGCTTCCTTGTGGTAGGTGATGCCCAACTGTGGCAGCCGCAGGAAGTTCTCCAACTCCAACTCGGGCAGACCAAGCAGGCCCGGTGCCCGACGCATCACCGTGTTAAACAGGCGGTCGGTGTGATTGGACCGGATAACGTCGGTCACTTGCAGTTCCTCAAGCACCTTCACCGTCAGGTCACGGTCCTTGCCGATCGACTTCTCATACTCGGTTGGTGTGCCAGCCGACCAACGGCTGATCGTTTGCATGTCCATCTCGTCACCGATGGAGATGACGTGCGACCACGAGGATGAGAAATCGTCAATGCACTGTGCCACCGCATCAACGGCCTTGCGGTCGTGGAACGGGACCTGTAGGTCCGACACGATAAACACGATGCTGCTCATTCGCTTTCCTTTCGGGTGACAATGGCGCACACGCCATGCGTAAACAGGAAGCAATAGTTGCCCTTGGCATCGCTGAGTTCTGCGTACCCCCGGCGAGCAAGACGGGCAGCAAGATCACGTGTAACAATGTCGCGGAACGACAGGTGGGTTCCGTCCGTCAGGACGACGGACACAAACGGGTCGGGGGAGGGGAGTTCGTCAGCAAGGTCGGACACAATCTCGCTGAACAGTTCATCCTCATCCATCCCCGCCACCACCGAGCAGGCGACCGAGCCGAATGTCCAGCATGACGGCGTAGTTCACAACGTCAGCGAGTTCCTCGCGCAGCCCGGTGATGAGGTCACCGACCGTCATGTCCTCAAACTTCTGACTTTCGCCTTGGTCGTACTGATCCTTGCCCACGCCGATGAGGCGGGACGCAGCGTATCCAGTAAACAAACGCTGGTATCGGTACAACTGTCCGGTTGTCATCCCGTACCGAGGTAGGCGGGGGGGACGGACACCACCAGCGTCCCCGTTTCCAAGTCCACGCTTTTCACGATCAGTCCCCATCCAGTCAAAACGAGGGCGAGTTCCCTCGCCTCGTCCGGGGTCAGACTCGTGCCAGCCATTCTCGTCCCACCATTCGTCCATCAGAGTCCGATCCTTTCCAGCAGAGCGTCAGCGCCGTACTGAACAAACATGTCGTTTACGTCCGAACCTTCGGGAAGGTGAACGATCTGCGCACCGTCGATACGTTCCGCGACCTTCTTGCCAAACTCCCTGCCTGCCGTGTCGCCGTCGCACACGGCGATCACTTCGTCATGGTCAAGGAACAGCAGCCGCCAGTAGTCCTTCCAGTTGTTAGCACCGGGGACTCCGACACTCGCCACCCCGATCTGATTGAGTGTCATACAGTCAACCTCCCCCTCCGTGATGACGATGGAGCGGGACGGCTTGAGCAGGGCGGTGACACCGAACATGCGCACCTGTGCGCCAGCCCGGGACAGGTACTTGGGTCCATCGTTTCCACCGAGTGAGCGGTAGCGAATGTCAACGACACCGCTGGTGGTGATGTACGGGATAGCGAGCCGTCCGATCATTTCGTCGTCGCCTCTAAGTGGCTCTGCTACGTAGCCGAGGCGGAACGTACGGGCTGTCTCCCGACTTATCCCTCGCGCCTCTAGGTACGGCATGGCCTGATCGACGTGCGCCTCGTACGCCGCCGTTGCCCTTTCCAGAGATTTCCTCTGCGATGCGGAGAGCAGTGCGGAAGTCACAGGCTTTCCCTTCGTAGTGCTGGATGATCTTGATAATGTCGCCGCCGAATCCGCAGGCTTGACACCGTGCGGCACCAACCTCGTTGTTTACGCGGCAGGATGCGTGGCTGTCCTTGTGCGCACCGCACTTAACGGTGAACCAGCCGGTGCGGGGGGAGGGCAGTTCCCACCCGTAGTGCTCAAGGATGGGCCACAGCATTTCCGACCAGTCATAGTCCGATGATCCGGAATAGCGTATCAAGTTCCGTGACCGCATAGGACTTGTCCACCCCTTTCATGCGGCGCTTCACCACCACGAGGGGAATGACTCGGGACGGGTCCATCCCTCGCGCTTCCGCGTAGTTGCCAGCCTCAACCTGCGACTCGGCAAGCCACTCCGAGAGGCTGATCGCCTTGGCGTTCTTGGCTTCGATGATAAACACCGTGTCTCCGAGGTCGATTTCAATATCTCCCTCGTCACGCGAGCCACGTCGCGCAAGACGAGTGGCCTTATAGCCAAGTAGCCGTAGGTAGGTGACCAGCCCACTCTCGTACTCCGATCCCTTGCGCTTGTTTGCACGGCTCGTCTTAGAGTCCATTGAAATCACTCTCCACTTCAGTAATCTGCATGGCGCTTGCGTCAAAGCGGAGCCACGTAGGCTCACGCCCGGACGGCACAGCAGGGCCGTAGCGGTTCTTGACAGGGCACACACCGATGAACCCCGCATCGTTCTGCGCCACGGTGAGGATGAGGGCCGGGGTCTGCGACACCTTGCCCATGAGGTCCCACCGTGCAGGGCACGTGCCGCTCTCTAGGTACTTGTCACCGGTATGGTGAAGCACGAGCAGGCTCGTGTCGTAGGCGCGACTGAGGTATTTAAAGTCCTTCATCAGGTTACGGGCACCTTCCCACTCTCCCGCACCATCGGTGGAAACGTCGGTCAGGTTGTCCACGATGGTCAGTTCGGGGCTGGTGCCGTGCAGTTCAATGAACGCCAGCAGTTCTTGCTCAATACCCTCAACGTCGCCAACAGATTCAAACGACCACGTGAACCATCCGGCCTGCTCAAGTACCTCGCTGGCCCACGTACGGTCCAGCATCGCTTCCTCAACCACGTTGGATGGGGTGTTGAGGACCATGCTGATGAGGCGCATGGACATGGTGTCTTTGTGTGTATCCATGCACACGTACAGGGTTGGGACCTGTGCGCGGTAGGCGATAGCGGTGGCGAGGGACGACTTGCCCGATCCGGCCTGACCGGCGATGACGTTTACTTCCCCACGACGGATTGCTACCTGCCTCGCCGCGAGCGAGGGGAACATGTTGGGGATGGACGGGGCTGAGTTGTCCTGCTGTAGCACCGCCCGGTGGAGCCTACGCACAGTTTGCCTCCTGTGTTGTGGTGGATATGGAAGGGGGCCGGTGCTTCCCTTTCACCGGCCCCCACCATTCGGTTCTAGACAGACACTCGCTTGTCGCACTGCTGACCGCGAGGCTGGTCACAGGCGTAGAACGCCTTGTACGGCTTGCCGGTTGCCTTGCTGATCCCTGCGGGGATCAACTTCATCGGCAGCCCGTGGTCGCACAGGTGTCCCGCCGTGGCAGGGGCAGCCACCGGAGGCGGTGTGGCTGCGCCCTGCACCACGGGTGCGGCAGGGGTCGGTGCCGCCACGACAGCCACGGCGTTGCACTTGCTGTGGATATCGTGAAGTCGGGGGAGGATGGTTTCCTCAAAGTGATCCAGCAACTCAAGGGCCTCGCTGCCGTCGCTGGCGTAAACGTTGTGCAGGTCGTTGCCGACCTTGAAGTTGAACTGGTAGACGGTGGTGTCGGGAGCAGGCACGGTTCCTCCGGTGTGTTAGTGCGTTCTGATACCTTGCAATCTAACTATATATTTGCAGGGTTCCCGCCGACTGCGGTGCAGTATTGGGCGACCGAGCAGGAGTTGCAGAAGCCGGTGACATTCGGGATGAACACTTCCGCCTCAATGCCACGCTTCGCTGACGAGAACCATCCACCCACGAGGTCGCGGGTGTAGTGCAGCAGGGAAGTGGGTTGGGTGATATCGCCCTTGCGGGTCATGTAGTACGCGCCAAGGGACGGGGTGATGCCGTGCTGCTCGGACATGCCGAGCGCATAGATGCCTAGTTGCAGCGACGACTCGGGCTGACGGCTACCGGACTTGAGGTCCACGACGGCTACCTCTGCGTTCGGGTTGACCATCACCCTGTCGATGTAGCCCTTGACCTGTACGTCATCGAACGCAATCTCCACCGGGATTTCGATGGAGCCGCTCGGCTGGTCGGTGAGCCAGCGCCACCCCTCCGCGAACCGGGCCTCACGCCATGCGCACCAGTTGACCACCATCTCGGGGCCGTTTACTTCCCACCATTCGTGGTTCTCTTTGTCGGGATTGGCTGTGGTCTTGCGACCACCGGCCTTGATGGTGGTGAAGTCAACCCCGTCCTCGTCCAGTTGGGACAGGGAGTTCTGCCAGATGGTGCGGAAGTAGGTGCGTGCCTCGTCGGGGTCGGTGATCCCGTCAATGTCGCAGTCCTCGGTGGCCTTGTGAACAGCGTCACCGCCGATGAACCACCACGCCTTCGACTGCGGTGCGTCTAGTACGCGCTCAAGCCGGAACCTCTCGCCGCAGTCCAGCCAAGACTGTAGTGCGGAGTAACTCAGGTAGTTCCGTCCAGTCAGGATTTCCAACGTTGCCAAGGGTGTCCTCCGTTGTGATGACGTAAGCCCAAACACCTTCGGCAATCTCTCCGTACCACCAGTCGTAGTCGCCGGTTATCACCGGCAAGGTGATCTGGTCGTCGGGATTGTTTGATGCGACGACGGCGATGCCGTCAGCCGTGTAGGTGTTCATGTCATCGCAAGGTAGCACAACACAGTCCTGTTCGCTAGTATCCTTCGGCGTGTCCTTTTTGCCCCCCGGCAAGTAAGTGTGCAACCCACCAATATTACACTTACAAACATATACATATATCCCAATAAAGCCCCGGCCTGCGGGGCCGGGGCATAATGTATAGTAAGTAATATATCTATATAGATATATGTATATATATACTTAACTATGTATCTTTATAGTTTGTATTCTAATAGGAACTCCATTTAAACCATCTGTGCTGTCGTTCTTTTCCACGTAGTAGAAGCCGAACCGTGACTCAGGATCATACCCGACGACCGCATGGTCGTCGTCCAACTGCTTGAGCCACGCATCCAGCCTCCGGTTCTCTGTTTCCGTGAGGGGTTGACCCGACCTCCGCCTGCCGAGGACTCTCAACATGCGAGCCGGATACTCCCTGATGTGTTCCACCTTAACCCGCCACGGGATTTCCTCCCGGTAGCGGGACTGACTTGCGCTGATGCCTGCCCGAGACAGGGCCGCTGACACGCTGGACCGAGACACCGACGTTCCCGTTTCGCGGAACACCCGGTCTGCGATCTGCTGGTGCGTTAAACCCTCATCTTGTACCCATCGCCGTAGTGTCGCGTTGTCTGGCAGAATCCTTGGCGCACCCATCACAGCCTCCTTCGTGATAGAGTTGCCTTACAAGTGAACAGTAGCATCTGTCAGTACCTCATGCAATACTGGCAAGTGACAATCACCAACAGAAAAGAGGCGGTTGAAATGTCAACCAAATCAACCGCCCTGTTTCCGCTGGTCGTGTCCGAGGGGGGACTTGAACCCTCGTCCCCGGACTCGGCAAATGTAGTATTGTCGCTGGTCACAGTGATATGTTACATTGGGGCTAATGCACCAGCCGTAGGAGGACGAAATGCCAAGGAACATAACCATGAGTGCCGCGCTCGGAGAGTACGAACGGCACCTTCGGGCTAGGGGTCTAGCCGACAACACGGTCAAGAACAGTATGCAAGCACTCACCGCAGCGAACCGAGCATGGGGGGATATCTTTGTCGCCAGCATCCGACCCGTACATATCGACCGTCTATTCGCGGCAAGCGATTGGGGGCCGAGTACCCGTAACCTATACCGAGGCTCGCTATCTCAGTTCTTTAAGTGGGGCCGGAACCACGGGTACATGGCACGGGACTTCGATCCGCTATTCGGATGGAGGAACGAGCGAGTCCCCGACCAGCCCCGCCTCCGACTTGACGCAACCGAGTTCTACCCGCTGCTTGAGGCTGCTGACCACCCAAGGGATCGTGCAGCCCTAGCCCTTGGACTGTTTACATTCTGCCGTGGATCAGAACTTGTCAACATGCGGGTCAACGACCTTGACCTAGGCAACTTGACACTTGATATCTACCGTGTCAAGACACGGCAGTACGACACCATGCCGGTCTGCGAGGAGTTGCGGGAGGAAATGGTCCGGTGGCTCAACTGGTACAGGCAGGAGCAGGGGCAGTTGGTCGGCTCGTGGTATCTGGTGCCGTCCAAGAAACCGGACGAGTGGACATGGGTAGACGGTGCCCTGTCCCGGGTGGAGGGGCTGGCTGGCCTGCGGCCCGAGCAGCAGATCGGTCACCCGTACACGATCCCGCAGCGTGCCCTCGCCAAGTTGGGGTACGACACGGGGCGTGAGGGTTTCCACACGCTGCGCCGCAGCGGGGCCTACAACCTTTTCCAAACCCTGCGCAACAACGGTAGCGATGGGGCACTTATGCGGGTATCATCCATGTTGGGACACCGTGACACAAAGGTTACGCAACATTACATTGGTTTAAACATGGAACGTGAGCAGAGAAATGCGACCCTCCAAGGGGAGCGCATGTTCCCTCAACTCACACAGCAGCAAGGACTGAGGGTGGTGGAGGATCATGGCTGAGATTAGGAACGTGGTCTGCGACATGTGCGGTGGGGCACCAGCCAAGACCTACGCACTAGCCGAAAGGCCGAACGTGCCGTGGATGGTGGACCTGTGCGAGTCCTGCTCGGCCCCGATCCGGGCGTGGCGGGAACACGGCAGGCAAGGCCCCAATAGAAGGGCCTACAGGCGCTTCTCAAAGGTGCCCTCTGAGGCCCGATAACGGGGGTTTAAGGCCCCGTAGACGCGACAGAACCCCCCTCCCGGAGTAGTGGGAGGGGGGTCTGTTTTTATCGCCTTAAAATGGCTTACAGATTACGGGGTGCCGTCGTACCCGAACTCATCTTCCAAGTCCATGACGCTTACCCAAATGAATCCGATACCAGTCATGTACCATGTTGCTATCGCCGCACCGGCTTACGCAGCAGCCACGAGAACTTCACCTTCGGGGCAGGGCGGTAAGCAATCCGATCCGGCTTCCCGTTCGTCAGGCCCGACCGCCCACGGTCGTACTCATACACCTGCCACCGGGCACCACTCGGCAGACCCGAGCAGTCCAGCAGGATCATATGAATATGAGGGGCAAACCCATCCCGGGAATCCCGGGACCACGCCGCAAACCCGGCATTACGGAGAACCTTCACAATCCGGGTAATCTTCTCAGACGAGAACCCGTTTACACGCGCATCCAGCGCACCCGGACCCGTGTGAGTGGAACCGCTGTAACTCGTGTACGGGCGGAACGAACCCTGCGAGAACTCCAACTCAAACCCGAGTTGCTTCTCAGCCCACAGGACAGCAGCCCGAGTACGGGCATCCACCGTCACACCCCGAAACGACACCTTCGCAGTAGGAAGCAGAGCCATGTCACTCACCAACCAGACTGGGGGAATCCTTCGGGCCGAACGGCTCGCTCGCCAGACTTGTCAGGAGCGAGGCAATCACCGCCACGCCAACACCAGAGCCAACTACCAGCCAATCGACTGACAAGAGGTCCGTCGTTCCGACGACAAAGAACGCAAGGGCGGTCTGCGCTGCGGTCTTGACCGCTCGCTCCACCGCCTGCTTCCAGAAACTCACTGTCCACATCACTGCTTACCTCTCCTGTACTTCACCGGATTCGTGTTAGGAACCTCAATGCCCTGACTCGTCAACAGGTCAACCCATGCCTGACGGTCCTGCTCAAACTGTGCAAGGACGCGATCCCTCGCAGCCTCCGACTTATCCATACGCTCAGAGAACTTCTCATCAAGGGCTTCCAGCCGGTCACCAATGTTGATCTGGTTCTCCCGCAGTTCCCTCACACCACGCGCCACATCAGACAAAGACAAGCCGCCGTTAGCGAGCGGCTGAATCTGCCGCGTTGCCTCCTTGATCTGTGCGCTGATCTTCTTCTCAAGCCCCTTCTGACCCCAGCGCACGAACGCCGCAAGGGCGGCAACCACGCCAGAGAAAGCGAGGAACAGTTCCAGATACTCCGACACAACGTTCATGCCAGCCTCAAAAGAACTTGCATGATCCCGCCAGCACCCGCCGTTCCCCTAGTAGGGGGCACGGTCCTGTTCAACACAACCTGCTCAATCGTCGCCTCGGAAGCCTCACCCGTCGTGTAGTCAATCCACTGCACAGTCGCGGAAGATTCCTCAAGAGCCTTCATCGCCTTAAACGTGGCCCACGCAGTACCCGGACCCCCGTACTCGGCACCCGTCCGGTCCTTCATCCGGTCAAAGCACAGCAGCGGAACCTGCACCAGTTCCGTCCTATCGGGCGACGGCACAGCCTTAACCTGCCAGCCCGTCAACACCGGAGTGGTGGACGTATCCGCAGAGCGGGTCAGTTTAACCGCGATGTACATGGATGGTGTAGCCAAAGGGGCCACGCTGTTCAACGCGCCAGACGTGTCGTAGTAGCCAGACGGCATCGTCATAACAAACGTCCAACTGGACGGTGCAGACGAATCAGCCAAAGCGGCATACCCGGACACCGACCCCGGTGTCCCATCCTTCATCAGCAGGCGCAGCGTGCGCCACGCCTTAGACTCAATCGTCCCCAACCGGATACGACCAGTCTCAAGCCAACCCTCAGACACATACGTCGTGGCCTGCTTAAACACGCCGCCACCCGTACCCGTGACCGTGAACCACACCTTGCCGCCAGCCGTCGTCACCTGATTCGTGGAACCAGTCAGGCCAGCCGTACACACCATGTCGGCGGCACTAGCGAACATGAGCGGGTTGCCATTCAGCGTCGTACCAAGGTCGATGCGGTACAGACCGGCACGCTGCACGCGGTTACCCGCCTCGCCCTTTGTGCCCACCGTCACGTACACGAACGAGCCGTCAGCCACAGCGTCATAGCAGCCGTCGCTAGACGTAACCACCAGAGGCCCGAGAGACAGCGAGCCGTCCGACTGGATCGCCGCAACGCGGCAGCCCTTGTTCGTACCGATGATGAGGTAACTGCCCACGTAGGAGTACAGGCTGTAAACAACCTCACCCCGTGGAAGGTCAGCAACGACCGCAGGCTGGTCAAGAGTGACCGTGCTAGTGGTCGTCCCCACCGTCATGCGGTACACGCTGGACGTATCCCCGGCGTAGCCGGATGCGTAAATCGCAGACGGCCCCTCCGCGAAATCCGTCCAAGTCCATCCCGCGTTCGGATGCGTGTAATGGGCGGTAGGCAGGGTCGGGCCACCCGACGTAAGTTCGTACAGGGAAACACCCACCGAACCAAACAGTCGGCCCTTCACCCAGCGCACAACAGTCGTGCTACCCGTGTTCCAGATCAGCGACCCAGCACTAGACGGCAGCGGCCCCTTGTAGATGCCTGTTGAGTTGGCGGCGTAGTAGTTCACACCATCAGACGTAAGCGACGTGATGCTGTTTACGCTGCCGCCCCACGTCACGCTAGTGACCGAGCCGCCGTTAGCGATGTATCGGACAGTCGTCCCATCGGCGTGCAACACGCCAGTGTCCACGCCAATGAGGAACTGGCTCGTTCCGGTGGACGACTGCATCAGTGTCGTGTCATTCAGCAGAGACACTTCACCCGCAGTCCACGGGTTCACGCCGCCACCCCGCACGTACCGGAACTGCGCCTCATCGGCAGCAACCTGCAACGGTTCCGCAGAAGTGAGGCCAGAGCCAAGATGCCACGACTGCTGCGACCGCAGCCAGTAGCCAGAGTCAAGGGACTGCTCGCCCGGGTTCCGTTCCGTGTCAACACGGTCACGGCGGAACGACGCAGTTTCCCGACGCATCGGGTACTGGTCCGAGAAGCCAAACAGGAAGTTCAGCCCACCGATGGAGCAGTCCCACTTCATCGACGCAGGGGACGTGGACGGTGTACTGGTACTGACAGACGTGTACGCGCTACCTAGGTCGCTGACCACCCTGTCCGAAATATCATAGAGGGGCACTTGGCCCACGCTCCTTATTCAGCAGGAACAGGCGAAACAAACGCATCAGTCTCGGGGTCATACGTGTCCCCGATACCGGCGTACTTGCCACGCATGTCACCCGTGTACGAGGTGCGCAGCCACGTCCCGTCAAGGCCGATGCCGTTGCAGTACGCAGTGACAGCCGCGTCGGTCCAATCCTCCATGAAGGGAACGACAATTACCTGAGTGACAGTGTTGTTTTCAATCTTTGCTGCGAGTCCCATTGTTTCTCCTTATCGTGCTACGCGGACGATGACGACACCCGAACCACCGTTGTTGCCAACCGTGCCGCCACCGGCTCCGCCGCCAGTGTTGGCAGTACCGGCACCGGGGGTGTTTGTAGTGGAGCCTGCGCCGCCTCCGCCAGAGCCAGCCGAACCGGCTGTAGTGGACCCGTATCCGCCGCCTCCGCCGCCATAAGTGACGGCAGTACCCGTGATAGAGTTTGATACACCGGAGCCTCCCGATCCGCCCGTGTTTGCCGCAGCGTTACCGCCCACGGAGCCTGCACCACCACCCCCGGATGAACCGTTAGCGATAGCGCCGCATGTTCCGGCATCATTTCCGATTCCAGAAACGCCCTTGCCGGATGTGGCAGCGGCAGAGTTTCCGTAACTACCGGAGCCGGATGCCCCGTTCATTCCGATGACTACGTTGGCAGCCGTGCCGCTGACCCCGATGCACCCGCCACCACCGGGAACCACTACACCGTTGAGGGACGAAGCCCCACCCGGAGACGAGTTGGATGTGCCGGTGACCCCGAGGGAACCCCCGGCACCAACTGTTACCGTGTATGTTCCCGAGGCGACGTAAGCGTTTGTCAGGGAAAGCACACCACCGGCACCGGCACCACCGCCGCTGCAAGTTCCGCCACCGCCGCCGACAATCAGCATGTCAACCAGACCGCCACTAGCAACAGTAAGCGAGCCAGACGAGTTGAACGTGTAATAGTCATACGTCACGCCACTGCTCGTGTAGTTGCCAGTCGGAGCAGGCGAAGTCACAGTCGCCTTGTTCGGCTTGATGCTGTTCAAGTCACTGATCTTGCGAATAGCCATAACAGAATCCTTTAGCCGTTGATGCAGCGAACGATGACAATGCCGGAACCACCAGCGCCGCCTGTAAATGCACCGTGGGCGCCGCCGCCGCCTCCTCCGGTGTTTGCCGTTCCAGCGGTACCAACACTTGAAGAACCGCCGCCGCCGCCGCCTCCCGCGCCACCTGCGCCCGGGTTGGCAGTATTTGTGCCGTCGCCAGCGCCACCGCCACCACCGTAAGTGACAGAAGTCCCCGTGATCGTGTTGGCTACACCGGCCCCACCGTCGCCGCCGTTTGTTCCACCGTTAGCGCCGACTGCACCCGCACCACCGCCGCCACCAGCGGTGAAGTTCGTAGAAGTAAAGTTCGCCCCGCCCGAGTTTCCTTGACCGGACGTTCCAGCACCACCAGAGTACGAATTACCGGTGTTTCCACCCGCTCCTCCACCGGAGCCGCCGACCATTCCTGTGCCAATGGTGTTGTTGTAAGCGCCTTCCCCGGTTCCACCACCACCGCCGCCAAGGGCGTAGAAATTGTTGATGAGCGAAGCGTTGCCGTTGCTGCCTCTGGTAGATACGCCTGAAGTCGTCGGGATTGACAATGGAGAGCCACCAGCCCCCACGGTCACTGTGTGAGTTCCGGCTGGCAGGTAGGCGTTTGTCGCGTACAGCACACCACCAGCCCCGCCCCCACCGCCACATGAGTTTGCGCCACCTGTAGTGCCGTTACCTCCGGTACCGCCGCCGCCGACAACGAGAATATCGAACAGGCCGGGAGAAGTAACCGTCAGCGTGCCACTTGCAGTAAACGACACATACTTGTAGTTCATGCCAGCAGACGAATACGTGCCAGTAGACGTGTTAGAGAAGTTGCCCGGAATCACCGCCTGTAGGCGGTTCGACTTTACGTTACTGATACCCATGACTAGGAAATCTCCGCAACCGCCGCAGTGAAAGAACACGTCGTCGCAGACGACGACACGCGAATAAACTTTGTATTACCCAGCGACAGAGGCAGGTTCAATACCAGCGTGTCATTCGCAGCAACAACCGCGTCATACGCGATAAACGCGCCAGACGCAGGAGTAGTAGCAGACGCAGCCAGACCGATACGCACAGTCACCGGAGACGTGGCCTCGTTGCAGACGATGATGGCAGACACAACAGCGGTAGTAGCCGCACCCGTGCTGTAGAGAGTTGCGTACGTGCTAGTGGCGGCAGTGCCAGCCACCTGCTGATCCTTGTAGGCGGTAGCCATTTGTCATGCTCCAATCGTGAAGAACGGCTCAAAGCCGGTGGCGGGTGCAGCAGCCCACTTGACTCCTGCGGCTTGCGTTGAATCGGCGGTCAAGATGTACGTGTTCGTTCCCGCCGCAAGCGCCGACCACGTACCGGCAGCGGTAGAAGTGGCGATCTGGCCCTTAGCCGTGGGCAGATTCACCAAAGCGTTCGGTTCATCAAAATCACGGGCAGACACGCCATGCCGGATCGTCGCACCGTTAGAGTGCGCCACAGCCGTCGTACCGTCCACGCCACGAGTAACCGTCAGGGTCGTGCCCGAACGGTTCGTGACTTCAACCACTTCCTCGTTAACCGTGTCCGGGTCAACGATCATGGTGTACGGGGTCGTAGCCGGGAGGCCAGTAGCAGCCGTAATGGTGAGGGTCGTCGTGCCCGAGGTCGCACTAGCAGACAGCGTGGTCTGCTGCGCGATTGACGAATACTGCCGACGTGCCATTTAAACCGTCCTCAGATGGTGTAGTGCGAACGAGTTGGGTAAAGGGACAGCAACTTGGTCGCTTCTTCCTGCAACCGGATTTGGTACTGCTGCATCAGGAACTTGCCCATCTGCTGCGCCCCACCCACCGGACGCATGTTGGACGAGAAGTCAGCCTCCGCCGACTGCCCCGAGTAGTGCGGTGCATCCAGATACGGAATCAGCCGCCACGCGGCAGCCGACC